TTAAAAGTAATTATGCTTAACAAAAAACCAAAGTTTTCGCCTCATCAATTAGCGTGGTTTCATAGATTTCCAAAAAACTCATTTATTTTGATTAAGCAAAACACCCCTGTCGCTAGTGCCTATAAACTTTATACAGGCGACCAGATACAATCGCTTGTGACTTGTGGCGTGAAAACTACGCCTATCGCTTGTGATTTAGACGCTTGTGCCTTGATATTTGAAAAATTATAACTCGCTTGTGCCTTGCCATATAAATATAAATATATATATATACAATCATAGGTTGTAGGGCCTTTAATTGTTGGCCCTTGCTTGTTGCTTTTTTCTAGCGTCAAGCTACTTTTTTGATTTCTATTTCTTTATCTTTTAAAATTGCTGTTTTATATAAAATATCATCAATATAAAAATGATATGTCCTAGTTCCGTCTTCATGCTTTTTGTGTGTGACCCTAGTTTTAACAAAACTATGCGAATTACTCGCACTAGTTCCGATTAAAATTTCATTTTGCCCGTCATTTTTAACGCCATAAGATTTACCGCCTTTATAGATACACGCTTCTATTTTATTCCATATCGGATATGATTGCATTATTCACTCACTTTCGTTATTTTTATTTTTGTTTCTTTTATTGCTTTTAAATCAATATCTTTTTTTCTATGACAATCAAAAAAATACTGCGCTAATTGATTGTCTTTTAATTTTGATATTTCTTTAAAGGTTTTTTCGTCTATATACGTAAAACCCGTTCCCCGTACAACGTAATATTCATTATTATACATTTTAATAATATCCCCGCATGACGTGGAACGTGTGTCGGCTTTTGGTATCATATCAAAACCAACGCTGTCTTTATGCCAACTGTCATTTATATTTTGAGTTCTTTTATAAATGTATTCTAGCGTATCATCAGTATTTAAATTCATAGGCATTTTCATTGTAGCCACGTGGCTAATATCATTTTCAAACGCCTTATGAAATACGTCTATTTTATTCATTGTTTTTATCTCCATTATTTTGATTGACTATCCCAGAATATTACTATAATTTAAACACCATGTACAGTAAATATATAAGCACCTTGATACTTGATTATAGAAAACTTAATATGGAAAGTTTTAAAGATAAACACGGGGTCAAGGCGGTGGCACTTGCTAAGAAGATGAGTGAACGCCAAAAACATGAACAGATAAAAGACAATGAAAATAGGGGGATAAGATGAGGAAAGTACAATTCGGACTAATAACAATGATTAATAACTGTTTAATTATGTTAGCAATAGCTGAGCCTAAGTTATTAGAGCCTATGTTATACTGTGTCTTAGCGTTAGGCGTTCTCGGTTGCGTGTATCTGTATTCAAGTAATGAAGACGATAAGTTAAATAGATACAGATAAACAAACTTAAACAACTACCCTCAACCCGTCACGTCTAACAGCGTGACGGGTTTTTTTGTGTCTGGCAACCAGACGCTTGACACGTTGGCACCTCGAATAGAGGTACCAACGCTATGCCAAAGTCCGAAGGACATTGATTTCTTAATTCTCTATTGTGCATACGTAGAGTAGATATGTAGTATATAATGTCGGATTTATACGTTTAAGGTGCTCAAAATCATTATTGATTTGTAAAAGCATAAGTAATACAATAATAATCGTTAAAAACAGAAGTGTAAAAAAATTCTGCAAAAAATTTTTCAAAATGAAAATCGATTTAGAAAAGATAAAGAAATTACCCGCTGACGTACGTAAAGACTTCATGAAGATGTACCTACAGCTAGGAGAGAAAAAGAAAGAAGACAAAGTAAAAAGTGACTTCTTAAGTTTCGTTAAACATATCTGGCCTGATTTTATTGAAGGCTACCACCATAAAATTATTGCACAAAAATTTAATGATCTTGCTAATGGTAAGATTAAAAGACTTATAGTTAATATGCCACCAAGACATACTAAGTCTGAGTTTGCATCATCACTTCTACCAGCTTGGATGATAGGTAGAAACCCAAAGCTAAAAATAATTCAAACGACCCACACAGGAGAACTTGCTGTAAGGTTTGGTCGTAAAGCAAAGAACCTAATTGATAGTGAAGAATATCAAAAAATATTTAAGACAAGATTACAAGAAGATAGCAAAGCCGCTGGTCGCTGGGAAACTGCTCAGGGCGGAGAGTATTTTGCTGCTGGTGTTGGCGGAGCAATTACAGGTCGAGGAGCGGATTTACTTATCATTGATGATCCACACTCGGAGCAAGATGCGTTGAACATACAAGCTCTTGAGCGTGCGTATGAATGGTATACATCAGGACCAAGGCAACGTTTACAACCAGGTGGTAAAATTGTTTGTGTAATGACAAGATGGAATACCAAAGATCTAACAGGTATGTTAGTCAACTCACAAAAAGAAGCAAAATCAGATCAATGGCACGTTATAGAATTTCCAGCGATCATGCCAAGTAATAAACCTGTCTGGCCAGAGTATTGGGAACTAAAAGAACTTGAAGCTGTTAAGGCATCACTATCAGTTGGTAAATGGAATGCACAGTGGATGCAAAACCCAACTAGTGAAGAAGGTGCAATTATCAAACGTGAGTGGTGGAAGAATTGGGATAAAGATTATCTACCCCCTTTAAAGCACGTTATACAATCATATGATACCGCATTCATGAAAAAAGAAACTGCCGATTATTCTGCAATCACAACTTGGGGCGTGTTTCAAGAAGATGAAGATACAGCACCTAATCTAATTTTGCTTGACGCTATGAAAGATAGATTAGAGTTTCCTGAACTAAGAAGAGTTGCAAAAGAGCAATATGATTACTGGCAACCAGAAACTGTCTTAGTTGAGGCTAAAGCATCAGGACTACCACTAACTTATGAACTTAGAGCTATGGGAATACCTGTAGTCAACTTTACGCCATCAAAAGGAAATGATAAGCATACTAGAGTTAATTCAGTTGCACCATTATTTGAAAGTGGTATGATATGGGCTCCAACAGATAAAAAGTTTGCACAAGAAGTAATAGAAGAATGCGCTGCTTTTCCGTATGGAGAGCATGATGACTTGGTGGATTCTACCACTCAAGCTATTATGAGATTTAGACAAGGGGGTTTGGTTACTCATCCTGAAGATTATCAAGATGAAAAACTGCCTCCAAAGAAATATAGTTACTATTGGTAATATGGGAAAAAAACTAACAACAGGCGCACCACCAAAACGAGGACCTAATCCACAGGGGTTGAATATTAAAAATAAAAAGGTTAAGGTCGTGCGATTGAAGAAAAATAACAGGAAAAAATAATGCCAGAATTTAAAATTGACTATAAGTTAATCGGTCCTCAAATGTATGAGAATGATGGTAGAAAATTAATGAGAGACTCTTCTAGGGGTTCTGTAAAAGTTACTGCAGATACATATGAAGAAGCAAAAAAAAAATCAAACAAGATTATAAAAACCTCTAAATCATACACTAATTTTCAAGATAGATTTAAAATAACAGATCCACCAATTAAACCTAGGATATCTTTTTTAAAAGGTATAAAAGCTGCTGGCGGTTCTGGCTCTCAACAATACGAAGGGGTTAAAGAAATTTTTCCAAAACCAAATATAAAAATAGATAGACTTAAAAAAAATAAAGGAGGAAGAATAGATAAAGCTCTTCCTGGAGGAAACAAATATATATAATGGCAGACGTAGATAAGGCTCTTCCTAACGTAGAGCAAACCATAAATATACCTAGCGAAGAGGATATTAATATTGAACTAGAGGAACAGCAAAAAGATCCTCAAGCTCCTGTTGATGTTCAAACCAATGACGATGGTAGTGTCGATGTTAACTTCGATCCATCACAAGTAAACCCTGGTCAAGACGAAGGACACTTTGCAAACTTAGCAGAGTTATTACCTGACAATGTTCTTGCACCTATCGGTTCAGAGTTGTCTGCAAATTATCATGATTATAAATCTTCAAGAGCAGAATGGGAAAAAGCATATACATCAGGATTAGATTTATTAGGTTTCAAATACGAAAATAAAACAGAACCCTTCAAAGGTGCCTCTGGTGCCACGCATCCTGTTTTAGCAGAAGCAGTTACAGCATTTCAATCATTAGCTTATAAAGAATTATTACCTGCAGGTGGACCTGTACGTACACAAATCGTTGGACAAATTTCAGCTGAACGAGAGCAACAGGCGGCAAGGGTCAAGGACTTCATGAACTATCAGATTATGGATCAGATGACAGAGTATGAAGCTGAGTTTGATCAAATGTTATTTTACTTACCACTATCAGGATCTGCATTTAAAAAAGTTTACTACGATGAAATTATGCAAAGAGCAGTTTCAAAATTTGTACCCGCTGATGATTTAGTTGTGCCTTACACAGCAACATCATTAGATGATGCAGAA